AGAAACCCCCAAATTCGCCGGCATCGGCAAATAGGTGGTGTGCTCCACACAAGCCGGCACATCAACAGTCATATCCTCCAGCACATCCGCAGCACCATTGTCAATGATGAGCAAATGTTTCACCGGGTAGTCAATGCTCGACACCATGCGATCTAACAGGTCATAACGGTTCAGCACCGGCACAATCAGGTTCTCTAACACCACGTTCCCTTCCACTTCACCACAAGGTCATTCTCCAACACAAGGTTCTTCCGCCCGTGACGCTCCACCACATCGGTAGCGTTCGCATCAGTCAAATCAGGAAACAACACTGTTGGCTCCCCACTGGCCTCCACATATTGCCGGTGCCAATCAATCTCCAACAGAATCGAGTGCGCTTTATCCTTCACAACCGGCACACCAATCCGGTCAATAACATGACGCTCATAAACCCCCGCATAACACCCGAAGAAGTACGGGTCGGCTGTCAACGCCACAGACCCCTCGAACTGGTCAAGCAAATCCCAAAACTTATCAGACTTGATAACCCAAGAATCCTGCAAAAATAGGAAACGATCCACGCTCGTGTTCTCCATCACCCAGGCAATCTTCGCCAACTCGTAACCGAAACTCACCACCGCAATATGCTCACGCCCCAACGATGCTGAACAGTCAGCAAGCCAAGCCTGCCTGTCAGGACTAGACCCGATTACGGTCAGCACTACGCGCCTTCAGTTTCGTTGTCGAAATGCTGTGAGTGTAGGGAATATAAATCAGGGAAATGTCGCGCTCATCCAACCAGTCCTGAGTGAACCCCATCTGCAAGTAATAATCTTTGCGAGCCCAATCAGTACCAATGGCAATAATGTCGGGCCCCACCATGTCAATGCTTGTGCGCGAATCTGCACCGTCAACATTAGGCAACACATCATCAACCCAACGGCACGCCAACAAAACCTCTGCACGCTCCTCAAACGAACACACCGGGCTCTTGCCCTTATACGCCTCAATGAACTCATCCGTGTTCAACGCCACCACAACCCGCCCAAGCTGTGAACACTTCCACAGAAAATTGACGTGCCCGGAATGAAACAGGTCGAACGTGCCACCAGTGTAAACAGTGAGCTTATCCACCGAAATACCCCTTCAGGAACGGCATCCAATAGTCAGTCCAAACCTTCTCCTCATCAAAGTCGAGTGCAAACTTTCGTGACACGGCAGAGAACCCGCGTTCCTTATCCGCCAACTCCAAAGCGCCAACCACCGAAGCAAGCAACGGCACCTGAAAGAAAGCCTTCTGCGGTTCATCCCAGAAGGGTTGCCCCTGAACCAACCAACCATCCTCAGCCACCAGGTCGGGCGTAGCAGCCCAACCCGAACCGATTACCCGAGTGCCACAGGCCTGAGCCTCAACCTGTGGAACCCCAAACCCTTCACCGTAAGACGGGGCTAACAGAACATCGGCAGCCGAATACAACGCGGCAAGTTCCGCCTGCGAATATCCAATGCGATACTGCTCCCGGTTAGCGAACGTAATCTTGTCAGCGGGAATCCCAGACACCCGAGCAAGCAACGCCAAATCAAACCCTCCCACATTAGGTGCGGGGTCGGCGTGAACATACAAGTGCGAATCAGGGTGCGATTGTAGGTGCGCTGAGAACGCCATAAAGTTCACATCGTAAGCCTTCCGATGCAGAATCCCGTTAGCCTTATTCGCGGCAACCATCATCACCAGGAAGGTGTCATCACTCACCCCCAACAGTTCCCGAGTCGGAGTCATCCCCTCGGGCCCCAACATCTTCGGAGTCTTTTGGAACACCTTCGTATTCACTGCGTGCGGAATATACACAGACTCAATGCCCGCGTTCTCCAACTGTCGTTTCCCATGCGGGGCCATCGCCACCGGCGTCACATTCTCGCGCCGAAGAAACGCCCCCACACCGGGAGGCAATGTCACATGATCCAAAGGCACCCAAGAAATAACCGGCACCTCATCCTTCCAAGCGTTATAAACCCACACGTCATAAAGGGTCATGATCGCGTGCTTCAAATCGGGTGCGGCCTGCCGGTGATGCTCATGCCACGGGGTCAACACATCCTGCGAATAAGGTGCAACACCTCGCGGGTAAACCGGCACACTCCCAAAGTCTGTGCGATGCTCCCCAATGGAACCCTCAAGACCGTAATTCGACAGCACACCAACGTTCATGCTGTGGCGTTTCATGTAACGCACAAGGAACTCAGCCTGGACTCCGTAGCCTGTTGGGGCACCGGGACTATTGCTTGCTAGGGAAACGAGGCCGGAAATCTTTTCGTAGGTCATTCGAACATAATAGCGAAAGCCCCCGCCGTGAAACCTACAACACGACGAGGGCCTTCAGCCTTGTGACTAATGCTTATGCAAGAGCCAGGTACTTGATGTGGTTTGCACCGTTAGCAACACCAGCGCCAAGACGGTACACGAACCTGTAGGTCGTGACATCCTGGTTGAATGCGTAATCTGGGCTCACTGCCACTTGGAGGCCCGTGGTCGCAATCTTCACAGACTCCCAGTGTCCGAAGAACACAGCCTTAGCACCAGTAGCGATGTCAGCAACGGCAGGGTTCTCGTAGACAGGCATTCCGAGGATGGTGCTGGGCTCTCCCACAACAGGGTTGTAGATGTACTGACCAGCGTTATCCTTCAGCTTACGAACGAAACCAAGAGTCTTGGTGTTCATCTGAAAACCGCTACCTGGGAGCATTCTGGCGAGCCCATCAACCGAGTAAGCCAAATCTATCAAATTATCGGTAGTGAACGCGTTGGTTGTACCAGCGGTAACACCGGAACCAGCAACTGCAGTCACAGCTGCGTGAACAACTACGTTAGCGCGGGTACCGATAGCGACACCAGCCTGGCGCGCGATGTTCTCTTCAATCGAGAATCCGGCATCACTTACTAGTTCGTTGCTCAGGGCACACAAAAAAGCCTGCTTTGTCGGGCTCAGAAGAAGAGAGCTGTAAGTCGGGTTCGACTCTGCGATTGCGGAACCCTCAGTCACGGCTGCAGCAGTGCTGTAGCCACTCATGATTGGGATACGCAAATCGTTCCCCTGGTCGCGCAAGAAAACCTCAGAGGTTTCAAGGTATGGGCCGACAAGCTTTGCCAGGTCATAAACGCGATCAAGGAACGAAACGGGAACAGTGTCAGCCGAATCAACAAGCGCACGCTTCTCAGAGTGCAGGAAGTCGTGACCACGGATTTCACCGCGCGCAAGCGAACGGAAAACCTCAGCAGAATCGCGGCTGGTTTCCTGAACAGGGGAGAAGCCACGGGCAGCCTGAGCGAACTCAGCAGCACGAACCTCAGTCTGCTCGGCAACCTCGATGGAGCGCTGTGCGCTTTCGATGTCAGCCTCAATACGGTCAATCTTGGTCAGCTCGGCTGCATCAAGGCCACGACCCTCAGACTCGGCACCGTCAATGACGTCGCGAATCTGCATGGTGAGGTTAGCCTTGAGCTCCTGCTGACGCTTCAAAAATGAATCAGTCATTAGTATCTCTTTCTTAAGTGAATTGAATAAGTCGCAACCGCGTTGACGCAGAATCGCTCACCGTAGCGTTGACGCACACCGGATACCTACAATTCTAAACCAGTGCTTGCATTCAGTTTCAGAAACCACTATCTTGTTCGTGGGCGCAGGGGAAACCCTGCATGAGAAAAGAGCCCCGCCGGTGTTTCGACGTAGAGTGCAAACAACAAATCCATTACTAAGAAGGGTAATCGGTCTTGTTCCGGGAGTCGCACTTGCTCCCACACCATCGGCGGGGTTTTCTCATTCAGAAAAGAAAAGCCCCCACCAGGGGAAAGGGTGAACTACCTGGTAGGGGCTAACCCGATCTAGCGCGTTTCCGCAGCCTTCACAACACGGGTTTCTTTAGTCGGCTCATCATCGAGCGCAACAATCTGGCGTGCCAACTTCTCAGCCACACCAACATCATCGGTAAAGTCGAACAGTAGGTTCGCAATCTCCTCAACCGTTGCCATCAGTAACCCATCAAAACTTGCAGTTTCTTCTTCTTCAACGCCAACATATCCACACCGTTATCAGCCTCGACAGCCTCAGCCTCGGGTGCCAACTCGTTGATGACGGTCTGCAACAGGTTGCGGTCATCCGAAGAAATGTCCTCACCGTTCTCAATCTTCAACAAAGCGTCAGCCAGGGCGTCAGCATCCACGTTCGCACGCTTGGCAATCTTGTCCAAACCGCGAACCGTAGCAGTGCCGGCAGTTTCAGGGTATGCGGGGAAAGCGACAAGGGAAACCTCGTGCAAGCGCACAGACTTCAGAACACGTTCAGTACCGTCACCACTCCACTCATCCCCACCACGGGCAGGCATAGAGAAACCAAACGAGAACGCGGTCACATCGCCCCGGCGAACAAGCTCCGAAGCGTCACGCCCGTAAGAAGTATTAGGCAGGGTAGCGGAAACCCGAAGTCCACGCTCATCCTCAGTCAAAACCAAAGTGCCCGCACGAGTCGAACCCAGCACGGCCCCGCTGTCGTGGTTCCACAACATCTTGATGTCGTTGCGAGATTTCAACGAGGCACGGAAAGCGCCCGGCCTAATCGTTTCAGTAAACCCGCCCAAGTTCTCACTGCGAGAGTTGAACAGTGCGGCGTAACCCTCCAAGTGCATACCATCGGCACCCTCGCGCACCTCAAACGCTTCAACCTCAACAATGCGTGTTTCCAACTTGCTCAATGCTTCGCCCTTCGCTCGGCCTTCATTCTCTGCTTCAATTCTACCAACCACACCATCCGCGTAGGCGAGAGCCCGTTCAGCACTACGTTTCGAACCGCCACCACCCCACAACGCCATCGCCACAGCGCCAGGGCCGGGATAGTTCTCGTCACCGGGAGTGTTAGCCGGCGCATCCATGTCAACAAGGTGCCTGGAAATCCACGCTCGCAAACGAACCCACTTGTCAGCGGTCACATTACCTTCAGCCATCGCACGCGCCTCACGGATTGTTGCATCAACCACACCGTCACCAGACAAGCCCTGCTCGTGCCATTCAAGGCCACGACGGGCCGACGCCCTCATATACGCTGGGGCACTCAAATCAACCTGACGCAAACCATCCTCATCATCGTCACCATCATCTTCAGGCTCACCAGGCAACGGGTCAATCTTCGTCAAAGTCGAAAACTTGTGCCCAACAAGAATGTCAGTTTCATCCCAATACACTTCGCCCGTGTCAGACTCATCGGGCCGGTAAATACGAATCAGCGCGGCAGGGTCATCCGGTGTGCCCTCAATACTGAACGAGGACTCCGGGATACCCAAAACGCCCTCGGTCATAATGTGTTCGATACGGCCTCGAGCCATACCGCCCGAAGAATCCCACTCCACAAAATCGCCCAAAACTAGCTCACCAGGTTCAGCCCTCACAGACCGTTCACCCTCGAACGTGGAATCCTCAGCCTGGGCAATCGCTAAACCCTGATCTATAGCATCCTGTTTGGTCATGTGGCAGCCCATTACTTCACCGTCATCCTTCACGGTAGCCCAACCAGCACAACCCTCAGCAACATCAGAAATAAAATACGGAGCCATTAGTCAAGTTTCCTAATATCCATCACGCCCACGACAAGACCGGCAGGGTCAGACACGGCAAACAAACGATCCTCTGGGCCGAGGGTGAACTGAATTGTTTCGCCCGGGTCAATGTGTGGCGCGTTAGTAGTACTCACAGCCGAACCGCCATAGAAAATGTAATGGTTCGAACTCTTAGTCATGTTATGCAAAATGACCTCGTGAGGCATATTGTCGTGACCAACAATCTCAGTCGCAGCAGTGCCCAAAGTCACCTGCCGATGAAGAATCGTCATCACTGCACCTCATAAGCGGCCTGCGGGTCTTCCGGTGAAACCTGAGCAAGACCCTGCAACTGGGTAGAAGGCAGACCAGTGTGAGCAATCGGAGCAAGCCCCACAGCAACCAAAGCCTCCGCCGGATCGTAACCAGCGAACACCAGCGTGCGAGCCATGTTGACCTTCTTCTCCGTGGCAATCAAATCGGCTGCGTCAATGTTCACGTTAGCCAAAGGCACCCGCACATTACTTGCAGCTGGGTCATCAATATCGCTCATATCCTCGAGCCGGCGCACATCGTTGATGCTCATAACACCAGACTGAATCATCGTGGAATAAGCGGAAGTTCTGGCCTGAATATCAGCGCGGGCCAACCCGTCAAGGTTCCACTTGATAAACGCCGTTTCCCCACCAGGGTAACGAGTCATCAAAGGCGAGAAAGCATCCTCAAGCTTCTGCACAATCTGGCGCAAAGTGTGAGTGATGAACTGAATGTTATTCTGCTCAACCGAAGCGTAAGTCGTAGTGCCAGGAATGTTCAACATATTCGCCGGGATGTTGAAAGCGCGTGCAACATCCTCCACAGCGAACCTACGGGCCTCAATACTCTGCGAGGACTCAGGGTCAATCTGAGTGGTTTTGAACTTCGCACCACCCGACAGAATGCCGGTACGGTGCCCTCTGCGCCAACCACGGTGAGCGTTGTCAAAACTGTTCCGTAAGTTTTCGGCCTGCTCTTTGGTCAGGTTCGAATCCGTTTCGATTACACCCGAAAGGTTGGTGCCGTTACCGAAGAACGTGGAAGCGAACTTCTCCAACGCGAGCGCAAGGCCGAAGTTTTCTTTCAAAGCCTCGACACGCGAAACGCCACGGATCGTGCCAGGGCGCAACACATCAGGAATGAAAATCATTTCCTCCTGCGAAAGCGTTTTCTCCTCACCCTCCACAGTGAAAACAAGTCGGCCCTGAGCATTGCGCTTGATGGTCACAGTGCGAGGGTTCAACACAACCAGGTTCACAACCTCACCCGCCCGGTTCGAAAACACGCGAACGAAAGCGTTACCGTCAAGCAACAGGCTCACAATCACCGAGTTATAGAAAGCCACACGAGGCAAAGCAATATCAGGCTTCTCAACCCAAGAAGGCTTCGGCCTGAACGCACGCCGTTGCCCATCAATACGAATGAAACAATCCAGGGGCAGGGTGCTAATCGTGTCAGCGATAAGGGACACAGCGGAATAGACCGCGTTAACCTGGAACACGGTCTTGGAGTCAATCGAAGTATCCGAAAGGTTCCCGAAAGCCAGGTCATCACCAGACTCGAAAATCGTTTGGAACGAAACCGCCCGCTGCTCAAAAAGTCTATTCAGCACTTATTACTTCCCCAACGCGAATCCAGTAACCAACAAAAACAATCCACCCACAACCAACCCGGCAGGAACACTCAGCAGCAACACGCCCGCCGTCACCCCGACCATACCCGCAACCTGCAAAACCGTAGCCATTAGACCCCTAACCGAAAAACTCCGGCACAACCGTTTCTTCTATCTTACCGGAGGCCCGGTCAACAGCGAGGATAGCCGCCACAGCCGCGTCAATCTTCCGGGGGCTGTTCGGGTTTTCTTTCTTGATATGAGGGCCGGCAGGAGTCAACTTGATAGCAGTGTTCCCAATATGGCGGGCAAGCAACGGGTCGCCGTCATGGATTAGGCGCTTCTCCGCCACCGCGTCAAAGAACCCGGCACACGCCTTTATCATTCTTTGCGGGGACTGCGGGAACGCAACCACCGGCAGGCCGTAACCCTCGAGCACCTCCATCGAGCGTTGCCAACGGAAAGGGTCACACGCGATTTCCTTCACATTGTGCTTCTGGCAGAAATCCAAAACGGTTTGCTCAACCTCCCCAATGTCCACCCGCCACTCAGGGCCGTCATGCTCCAAATCTTTCTCCCACGCCTTCACCATAAACACCTTGACAGGCTCATCGTTCTTCGGAACCACAGCACCCACAATGACCGAAGCGTCACCGTTATACGACCCATCAAAGCCCAACACAATCTCATCCTCGGGAGTAAGGGTTACCTCACCAGCGCACTCATCCCACGAGCCCGCAGGCAACCAAGTTTCCACCGATGACACCCACTGATTGCAGCGTTTGATTCTGAACTCAGCTTCGGGTGTGCGTTTGATAGCCGAATGGAAATCCGACTCAGCATTCAAATCACCGAAGC